CTTGAGTTTCAAGATAAAACCCTCCACGATTACGATGAAATCTTTGATGATGACGATGGATACCCAGACTAATGATTGGCGATATACTCCTGAAAGGATGAAACTTAGAGAGGAGTGTCTGAGAATTCTTATGCTAAAATATGGTGGTGCTCAGATTGATGAAGCACCATACTCAACTCAAGACATCTATGAGTGTGCTCATGATTGGGTTTCACAAGGCAACCAAATCTCACATGGCATAGTTGCTTACTTCAATGCATACTTTATTAATGGTAAGAAATGAATAAAGAAAGGGTTCAAAAACTGATTTGTAAACTGGAAGTAGTTTTAGAGGGTTTGAAGGAAGAACTGCTTGATGCGAATCCTTTATCAAACTATGAATATGATGAGGTTGCTCCTTACATTGAGGATTATGATGAAGTTTATTATGGTGATGTAGATGTATGAAGAACTAAACTGCTTTGAAGAAGCACTGAAACATTTTGGTACAAGGGTTGAAATCATTACTGCTATGGAAGTGGCAAGGAAGATTTCTGCAGAGGATGCATACCAGATGATTAAGGATGAACTGAAAGAAGTTAAGAAGTGTCGTAAACAATTTGTTAAAGGAGAAGACCAATGCAACAAGTAAAATTAGTTTCTTTTACACCCAATGCAGAGCAACACATTGCTTACTGTGCAAGGGTTTCTAACCCCAACAACCAGGACAATGATAAGTTTGCTGGTCTCCTGAAGTATTGCATTAAACACAAGCACTGGAGCATCTTTGAGCAGGCATTTATGACTCTGGAGATTGAGACTACTCGTGGTCTGGCAGCTCAGATTTTGCGACATAGGTCCTTCACATTCCAGGAATTTTCACAACGCTATGCTGATAGTTCCCTACTCTCAGAGACGATCCCGCTCCCAGAACTTCGCCGTCAGGATACCAAGAATCGTCAGAATTCTATTGATGACTTGGATCCTGAGTTTGTAGCATTGTCTAACAAGCAGATTGAAACCTATTTTGCTCAAGGTATGAGTCTGTATCAGCATCTACTTGATAATGGTGTGGCAAAAGAGTGTGCTCGCTTTGTGCTTCCTCTGGCAACTCCTACCAGACTTTATATGTCAGGTTCTCTGCGCAGTTGGATGCATTATATCGATCTGAGGGCTGCAAATGGCACTCAGAAGGAGCACATGGAAATTGCAGAGATGTGCAAATCCATTTTCAAAGAACAGTTTCCTGTTATTGCAGAAGCTCTTGAGTGGTAATAAATACAACAATAAAATGATTTAATTATGGCAACTTATCCAGTAAAGCACAAGGAAACTGGTGAAACCAAAGAGGTGGTCATGAGTATTCATGACTGGGACCAGTGGTTAAAAGACAATCCTAATTGGGAGAGATACTATACTCCTGATAATGCTCCTTGCTTAGGTGTTGAGATGGGAGATCCTTTTAACAAGATCTATACCAAACATCCTGGTTGGAAGGATGTCATTTCAACTGCCAAAAAACAACCAGGCAGCACCCTGAAACATTACGATTAAACAATGCCAAGAAAAGCAAAATCAGGTATCGGTACTAACCCAGTTCCCTTTGGTATGAGTAATAGACAAATGAAAAGGAAGAAACCAATCAATCTTGATTATATTAAAAAGATTGAACCCCTTACAGAGAACCAAGAAATTTTCTTTGAAAAATATAAAGAAAATCAAAACTTGGTGGCATATGGTTGTGCAGGAACTGGTAAAACTTTTATCACCCTGTACAATGCACTGCAAGAAGTTCTTGATCCCAGATCTCCATATGAGAAGATTTATATTGTCAGATCTCTTGTAGCCACCAGAGAAATTGGTTTCCTTCCAGGAGACCATGAAGACAAGTCTTCTCTTTACCAGATTCCATATAAGAATATGGTGAAGTATATGTTTGAGATGCCAGATGATTCTGCTTTTGAAATGCTTTATGCAAATCTAAAAGCACAAGGAACTATTAGTTTCTGGAGTACCTCATTTATTAGAGGAACTACTTTTGATAATGCTATCATCATTGTTGATGAATTTCAGAACCTGAACTTTCACGAACTAGATTCCATCATTACTCGTATTGGTGAAGATTCTAAGATTATGTTCTGTGGTGATGCCACTCAAACTGACTTGGTGAAGACCTCAGAAAGAACTGGCATTATGGACTTCATGAGAATCTTGCAAAATATGCCATCATTTGATATAATCGAATTTGCTGCAGAAGATATCTGTAGAAGTGGACTTGTTAAAGAGTACATTATGACAAAACTTGAATTGGGTATGTAATGTTTCAGCATGTAGATATTGAAATTCCAAAACTTGAAAGGCAGACCATTGATGGTGTTAGATACTATGATGCTCCTGATGGACAAAAATTAGTATCTATCACCTCTGTCATCAGTTTCATCAATCGTGACATCTTCGTTAATTGGAGAAAGAAGGTTGGTGAGAATGAAGCAAACAAGATTACCAAGGCTGCCACAAGTCGTGGAACTGACATGCACACATTGGTTGAACATTATCTAAAGAATGATGAAGTGTTGCCAAAAGTTCAACCTCTTTCTGATATGTTGTTTAGACAATCTAAGACTAAACTTAATAACATAAATAATATTCACGCTCTTGAATCTTCCCTCTACAGTTTAAAACTTGGTGTTGCTGGTACAGTTGATTGTATTGCAGAATATGATGGTGAATTAGCTATCATTGACTTCAAAACATCCAAGAAACCAAAACCCAAAGAATGGATTGAACATTATTTTGTTCAGTGTGCTGCATATGCATGTATGCTATATGAAATGACTGGCATTGCAGTTAAAAAGTTTGTAATCATTATGTCCTGTGAGGATGGAGAGTGTGTAGTTTATGAAGAGTATGACAAAAGAAAGTACATTAAGTTACTTTCCCAATATATTAGAGAGTTTGTTGAATTCAAATTACAAGAGTATGCCTGAGAATAATGACATCAATAAACTATTAGAAAGCAAATTTTATTGCTCTAGAAAGTTCTCAGAAGAGATTGAAACTCTTGTGAAGGACAATAAAGGTATGAAGTATATTGATGCCATTATTCATTTCTGCGAAAAGAATAATGTTGATATTGAGACAGTTCCTAAACTGATTTCAAAACCCTTGAAAGAGAAAATCAAGTGTGAAGCTATGGACTTGAATTTTCTCAAGAAAACATCTCATGCTAAACTTCCTTTATGATTCCTAAAGTGAGCCCATTTGATACTTACAAGTCTTATCTTGGATTAAAAAATCACTTTACAAAAGAAAAATATGATTATCACAAATACTGTGGTAAGTCCAGAGCAACTGTCCAATCCTTTTACAAAAGGAAAGATAGATTTTTCTTTGAAAAGTTGAGCAGACAAAAGAATGATGAAGAGGTCATTGACTTCTTTGTCTCAAACTTTGTTGATTGTGATGATCCTCAGTCCCTTTGGATTGGGGACATCATGAGAAGTGGTGAGAATAGATATACTGATTGGAAAAAGAGAAACCAATCACTGTCCTATGTCTTTAGGCAAGAGACTGAGACATTGTTTGAAGGACAGAAGGTAGATAGTGTCTTTGATTGCTCTAAAGGGCATCCACCACTTCTGAAGAGTTTTCTTGGTGGAAATATCTGTCTAGAAACCATGGTCATATATGATAGGATATTTGGATATAGTAAGAACTTTGACAAGAAACTTCTGGATCCTGTCTGGCAGAGTGTAAGTCTGAAATTGAAGAAGTACTCACCTTTCCTACATATAGATGTATTTCATTATAAAAAAATCCTCAAGGGCATTATAATCAAATGAGTTTCTTCAATTCAGATCTTGTTCGTGAAGAGATGGATGAGATTTCCAGACTTCAAGAAAAAGTCTATAAAAAGGTCTGGGAGTTTCCCAGCATGGATAAGAATGATAAACTTGCACATGTAGAGATGCTTTCTGATCTTCTTGAGAAGCAGAAGATTCTTTACACCAGACTTAGTTTATCTGATGATCCAGATGCTAAGAAAATGAAAGAACAGATCATGGAATCTGCAAAGTCTTTGGGTTTTCCATCAGATGTGGACTTGACCTATGTCTTTTCTAATATGACTAAGGTTTTAGAAAGCATGAAAAAATCCATTGACAACTCCTGAGGATCAGGTTATTATGTGTAAGTGTGAGACACAACAAAACACACAAGCCAAATACAACTAATACGAGGTATACAAATGTCATTCGCCAATCTTAAAAAGCAGTCTTCTCTGGGTTCCCTCACCAACAAACTGGTGAAGGAAGTTGAAAAGATGAATAACACTGCAGGAAGTTCCTCTGATGATCGTTTCTGGAAACCAGAAATGGATAAGAGTGGAAATGGTTATGCAGTTATTCGTTTTCTCCCTGCATCAGATGGGGAAGATCTGCCTTGGGTAAAACTGTTCTCACATGCATTCCAGGGTCCTGGTGGTTGGTATATTGAGAACTCTCTGACCACTATCAATCAGAAAGATCCTGTCAGTGAACTCAATCGTGAACTCTGGAATAGTGGAAGTGATAAGGATAAGGAAATTGTTCGTAAGCAGAAGCGCAAACTGTCTTTCTATGCAAACATCTATGTTGTAAAGGATCCTGCCAATCCTCAGAATGAGGGTCGTGTCTTCCTGTATAAGTTTGGTAAGAAGATCTTTGATAAGATCATGGAAGCAATGCAACCTGAGTTTGAAGATGAGACTCCCATCAATCCTTTTGACTTCTGGCAAGGTGCCAACTTCAAACTGAAGTTGGTTAAGAAGGATGGTTATTGGAACTATGATAAGTCTGAATTTGATCGTCCCAGTGCTCTTCTGGAAGATGATGATGCACTAGAAGCACTTTGGAAAAAGCAACATTCTTTGACTGCTTTCACTGCTGCAGATCAATTCAAGTCTTATGATGATCTCAAGAAGCGTCTTGATTATGTTCTGGGTAATAAGTCTACTCGCAAATCTACTGTAGAGGAAGAAACTGAGTATGACAATTACGCTGCAGCTGAATCTAAGAGTGTGACTGAAGATCAGGTGATGGAAAAGTTGGAGCAAAGTTACAAAGCATCTCAATCATCTGTAGCATCTACTGATGACGACGATGAGGACGATGCACTGAGTTACTTCAGCAAACTTGCTGACATGTAATCCAAAATTGACCTTTAAATCCATTTTAGGGGCAAAAATTTCTCCCAGAAAAAATTGCCCCTATTACTTTTTATGAATACAGTTTAATGTTTTCTCCCCTTACAAGGGATGGAGAAATGTATTGAGAACTTCCTCTCTTATAGAGGAGTTCTCCTTCAATATCATTAGTAATAATACTGATATAATCTGGTTTTAGTAAGTAGATATTTCTTTTATTGTTGTCAATGTCAATTTCATAGTCATAGTTAGTAACTGTCTTGATTTCAGATTTTGTATATTGTCTGCCATTCCCTGAATCAATATAAGTTATAGAATATGAAGATGGAACCTTTAGTCCTGAAGGAACAATAATTTTACCTAAACTATCTTTAATTCCCAATGTTTCATAATGATGAACTTTGTTCAAGTTAGTGTCATTTAGATATTTGGAATAGAGATAATTTTTGAATGACTCCTGTGACAATGGCCATTCATTTTCAAAATTAATAATATTATTGCAAAGCAATACTGCCCAATCTAAGTATTGACTTCCATAAATTTCAAATGCAATATTATCTGGTCTTTGATCACCAGCTACTTTATACTTGGTGAAGTAAGATATGTTTTCTATGATATCTTCACGTAATTTTCCTCTTTTGAAAAGGTTTTTTACTTGAATATATTTTGAAATATTTTTGTTTTCTTTGAGTCTGTTGACATACTCAAAGTTTGGAAGGTATCTGAAATAAGGTATGGACATTTTTAGTAACCCATATCGTTTGAATTGATATCAATATCATCCTGATAAACTGGTTCAATCTCACTAAATGTCATATTGATTTGATATGATGTCATTGAACCACCATCTCCATATGTCATATATGAACCTGCTGGAGTATAGTTTACACTAAAGTCAGTAAGGGCACAGGGTTTAATCTTATTCAAGTATGGATGCTGTTTTGAATTCTTAGACCATTGTGCATCAATTTCAGATTGGTCTATATCTCCATTATATATGTAATCCAATAAGAAAATCTTTGGTGCCTTAAGGAAAGCATTTCCAGCAGTTTTTTCAGGTGCCATGTACTTCTTAAATGTTTTAATGATTTTTCTAACTGTTTCTGCCTCTTCTCTAAATCTTGGCACCATATCAAAAGTAAAATTAAAAGATCTCAATCTTGGTCCATTGAACAACATTTCCATATTGGGATTGATCACTGTTCCAGTTGCTCTTTGAATAA